CTTGGGTTAACGAAGCAAGAGAATTACCTAAACAAGTTATTGATGGATTAACACACCGAGTTGGAAGGTATCCTTCTAAGGCAGATGGTGGCCCATCCTGGCGAGGAGTTTGGATGGATACGAACCCAATGGAAGATGACCACTGGTGGTATGATATTTCTAAAAAAGGAAATTTACCAAAAGGAAAATTTGGTTGGAAATTTTTTGAACAGCCTGGCGGTGTTGTTGAAGTTACCCAGGATGAATTACCAGAAATGCCAGAAGCTAATGGTTATACTTTTTCAGCAGGTACCTGGTGGAAAGAAAATGAAAAAGCAGAAAACATAAATAATTTACCAAGCGGATATTATACTCAAATCCTTGCAGGTAAATCCAAAGATTGGATTAGATGTTATGCTGAAGGTAAATATACTTTCGTACAAGATGGCAAACCAGTATGGAGTGAATATGATGATGGTACAATGTGCGTTGAAAGATTGGAACCAGATCCAGGCTATCCTATTGTGATAGGATTAGACTTTGGTTTAACTCCTGCTGCAATATTCTGTCAAAGACTTGGAAATGGAAGATGGCACGTGCTGCACGAACTTGTAACTTTTGATATGGGCCTAGAAAGATTTGGTCAAATATTAAAATCAGAATTAGAAATTAAATTTCCAAAATACGATTTATCAATATGGGGAGATCCTGCAGGTAGCTCCAGGGATCAGATCTATGAAGTTACAGCCTTTGAACATTTAAAATCTTTAGGGATCCTTGCAAAGCCTACAGCAACAAATGATTTCAAAACTAGACGTGAAGCTGTTGCAGCTCCTATGACAAGATTAATTCAAGGCAAGCCAGGATTTTTAATTGATAGTAGATGCAGCAAGATTAGAAAATCTTTATCTGGTGGTTATCACTACAAGCGAGTACAAATTTCTGGACAAGAAAGATTTAAAGATCAACCAAATAAAAACCAACACTCACACGTTGGAGATGCCCTGGGGTATGCTTTGTTAGGTGGTGGAGAATTTAGAAGATTAACAAGACCAAACCAAACTGGATTTATTAGATCTGCTTTAGCTAAATTAGATTTTGATTTATGGTAGAATTACATATTAACGAACTCCAAAAACTTATGAGCTTGGATGGTGTGAATAAAAAAATTATTCCTTTTCATTCTAAGCATTTATGGTTAATCAATATGAGAGAACACGAAAAAAAATATTTTAAATATATTCCGAACTATGAAAGCTACCTTGCTAAAAATACAATTCATAATGCTTCTTACACTGGTCTGTATTTTGGCTCGCCAGTTGTATCTTTTGGTCTGTTAAACATATTCCCTGGAGTGGCTGAAGCCTGGCTAATACCTAGCAAAGAATTGAATTTATTAAAGGTTGCCTTGCCTTTTCATAAGGCTACTAAGGCTTTTTTTACAAATGCTTTTAGATTATTCAATCTCAGAAGGATACAATGCACAGTAGATATTTCTAATAAAGATGCTTTGAAGTGGATAGAAACTATGTTATTTACCAGAGAAGGCATAATGAAAAAATTTGGGCCAGAAGGAACAGATTACGTTATGTATAGTAGAATAAAACAATAGGAGAAAATTATGGGCGGAATAATATCTAAACCTTCTGTACCTGCTCCCCCACCTCAAGTGGAAGCAGATGTATCAGCAAGAGAAAAGCAAGTCGCTGCACAAGAAGCAAGAGGCAAACAAGAGCTTTCAAGACGAGTAAGAGCTAGAGTTGGCGGAGGAAGAAGGCAATTAATTTCTCAAGCTAGACAAGATGCAGAAGCAGGAGTACCTTTTGGAAGTAGCGGAACTTTAGGATATACAAGAAATGGCTAATAAAGAAAAAGAGAAAATAGAAAAAGCAAAAGAAAAACTAAAAAGAAATCCTGACAAGAAAAAAACTTTAAAGGAGAAAAGAGATGCCAAAAGTAACAAGTAAAGATGGCAAGATAAGACACTTTCCATACAGCAAAAAAGGTGTTGCTCAAGCTAAGATGTATGCAAAAGCCTCTGGCAGTAAAATGGAAATGGATATGCAATCTGCTATGAAAAGAAAAATAGGAAAGAAAAAATGAAAAAAGAAGGACTATACGCAAATATTAATCGTAGAAAAAAACTTGGAATTTCTAGGCCAAAATCTAAATCAACAATCTCAAAAGATAGTTGGCAAAGAATGAAAGAAGGATTTAAAAAAAAGAAATGATAGTTTTTGGACACACACCTAGAGAGTGGAAAAGAAGATTTTTAAATAACAAGTGGTTATTTATTAGTTATGTTGTAGTATTTATTTTAGGAGCTTTGATTTTTTAATGGTTGCTAAGAAATATCAAAATCCTTCTGGTGGATTAAACGAGAAGGGGCGACAATATTTCAAAAACAAAGAAGGAAGCAATTTAAAAGCTCCTGTTAAAAGTGGAGTTAATCCTCGTAGGGTTAGTTTTGCTGCTCGTTTTTCTGGGATGAAAGGTTCTATGAAAGATGAAAAAGGAAGGCCTACTAGAAAAGCCCTGGCATTAAAAGCCTGGGGATTTGGATCAGAGGCAGCAGCAAGAAACTTTGCGAATACAAATAAGAAAAGCTAATGATGGAAGCAAAGAAAATTTTAGAACGAATTAGAAAAGCAGAAGCTAGAAAAGATCTCTGGAGAGATATTTACCAAGAGTGTTATGAATATGCTTTACCTCAAAGAAATCTTTATGATGGATATTATGATGGCAATTCTCCTGGTCAAAGGAAGATGTCAAAAGTTTTTGATAGTACAGCAATTCACGCAGCTCAAAGATTTGCAAATAGAATTCAATCAGCATTATTTCCACCATACAGAAAATGGGTAAGACTACAGCCAGGCAACGAAATACCAGAAGAAAGAAAATCAGAGATCCAGGTTGAGTTAGACAAGATGAATGACAAAATGTTTTCTGTATTAAGACAAACTAATTTTGATTTAGCGATTGGAGAATTTCTTTTAGATTTATGCGTGGGTACAGCTTGTATGTTGGTATTACCTGGAGATGAGGTAGAGCCAATACAATTTATTCCTGTGCCTCAATATTTAATTTCTTTTGAAGAAGGAGCAAATGGAACGATAGAAAATGTTTATAGAAAAATTAGATTAAGAAATGATGTAATACAAAAACAATATCCAGATGCTAAGATCCCTACTGAATTTCAAAAAATAATTGATGAAAGGCCAGAAGAACATACAGATCTTTATGAAAGCACAATGTACAATCAAGAAGATGGATATTATCATTATTGTGTAATTTGGAAAAAGGGGCCAGAAAAAATCGTTCATAGAACTTATGAAACTATGCCTTGGATTATCAGTAGATATATGAAAGTCGCAGGGGAAATTTATGGTAGAGGCCCATTAATTACAGCTCTGCCAGACATTAAAACTTTAAACAAAACTGTTGAGCTGTTATTAAAAAATGCGAGCTTAAATATTGCAGGTGTTTATACAGCTTCAGATGATGGAGTATTAAATCCACAAACAGTTAGAATAGCACCAGGAGCAATTATTCCTGTTGCAAGAAATGATGGCCCTACAGGCCCAAGTCTAAAACCTTTACAGCGATCTGGAGATGTAAATTTATCTCAGTTAGTCATAAACGACTTACGTATGAACGTTAAGAAGATTATGTTAGATGAGAGCTTACCACCAGATAATATGAGTGCAAGATCAGCTACCGAAATTGTAGAAAGAATGAAAGAGCTTTCTCAAAATCTTGGATCTGCTTTTGGTAGATTGATTTCAGAGGCGGTACTCCCTTTGGTTAGAAGAACGTTAGCTGTAATGAATGATAAAGAGATCATTCAACTACCTTTGAAGGTTAATGGACTTGAAGTTAAATTGCAGCCAACTTCTCCTTTGGCCCTTGCACAATCAAACGAAGAAGTACAAACAGCTATGGGTTGGTTGCAAATTATTCAACAACTTGGGCCTATGGGTGCTATGGCTGTTAGAATAGACAGGGTTGCAGATTTTGTTGCAGACAAGTTAGGCATACCTTCAGAGTTAAGAACTTCTACTGAAGAAAGACAACAGATGATAGAGCAAGCTCAACAACAAGCAGCACAAATGCAACAACAAGCAGCTCCACAAACTCAAGAAGAAGAAATTAATACACAGGCACAATTAGGATAATATGGATACATATGATGACTTAGGTTGGGAAGGCTTAGATTTCGTTGAAACAATGGAAGCTACAGACGACCAAAAGAAAAAAGATACTTTATTTGCAAAAGTGTTTAGTACACCAGAAGGTAAAATTGTTTTAGAAGAATTAAAATTAAGAACAATAGATGCTCCTTCTTGGTACCCAGGAGCTAACGAACATTTTGGTTACGTTAGAGAAGGACAAAATACAATAGTAAGAGAAATCCTTTTAAGGATAGGTCGTGCTAAACAAAACTAAATAGGAGGAAACAATGGCTGAAGAAGCACAAGAACAAATAAACCAAGAAACAGAACAAGTAAAACCTAGTAACTTAATACAAGAAGCAAGACAATCTGCACCTAAAGAAGAAGTGGCTCCAGAAGATCAAGATCCAATTTCTCATTTAGCTTCTGATAAACCAGAAGAAGATAAACTTGGAGAAGAACAATCTTTAGATGATAAAGATGAATATGTTAGACCAGAATATTTCCCAGAAAAATTTTGGGATGATAAAGAAGGGCCAAACATTGAAGCTCTAGTAAAATCTTATAATGAAATACAGAAAAAATTTAGCCAGGGAGGACACAAAGCTCCAAAAGAATACAATGTAGAATTTTTAAAAGATGAAAACATTGATATTAAAAATGATCCTTTGGTACAACAATATACTGATTGGGCAAAAAAATATGGAATAACCCAAGATGCTTATGAAGATCTTGCTAGAAATTTTATGGAAACAAATGCAGATTTCGTACAAAGATCCCAAGCTGATATTGCTGAACAAAAAAAATTACTTGGTAATAAAGCAGAAGAAAGAATTAACTCTATAATTAAATTTGGAGATACTTTAAAAAGCAGAGGTGTTTTTTCAGATGCTGAATTAGCTGAATTTGAAGTTATGGCAGGAACAGGTTTAGGTATTAAGGTTATTGAAAAAATGAGATCTTATTATGGAGAACAACCTATAGCTCCTGTAACTGTAACAGATGATTTGGGGTATTCTAAGGATGAAATAAAAGCTATGGTTGGGGATCCTAGATACGTTACTGATACAGCTTTTCGTTTAAAAGTAGAGAAATTATTTGAAAAAGCCTTTCCAGGAGAGTATAAACCTTAATAGCTTAGTTTTCATTTTTAGCCTCGTGAAACTCTGGGGTTGCACAAAATACTTGATGTAACCCTAGAAGTTTAATATAAGCAAATCAGAAGATAACCGAAATTTTTTTGGCCTTCAGTTTTAAATAGCTGTAGCCTTTTTCAAAAGACAACTACGCAAAAGTGTAAATAACAACAATTATGTTAATAGGAGAAAACATATGGCAATAAATATAAGTAATGCGTTTGTTACTTTGTTTGATGCAGAAGTTAAACAGGCATATCAAGGATCTGCGATTCTTAGAAATTCTGTTAGACTTCGTTCTGGCCAAGGCTCCAACACTGTTAAATTTCCAAAAATTGGAAAAGGTGTAGCAACAGCTAGAATTCCTCAAACAGATGTAACTCCGCTTAATGTAACATATTCGCAAGTAACTGCGACTATGTCGGATTATAATGCTGCTGAATACAGCGATATTTTCCACCAAGCAAAAGTGAACTTTGACGAGAGAAGGGAATTAGTAGAAGTTGTGTCTAAAGCTATCGCTAGACGACAAGATCAACTTATTATTGATGCTCTTGATGCTTCGTCAACTTCATTAACTGTTGCAAAAACAGTGGTAACTACTGGATCTGCTACCGCTTCTAACTTGAACGTTGGTAAAATTATCTCAGCTAAAAAGCTGTTAGATAAAAACAATGTTCCAAGTGAGGACAGATATATGGTAATTCACGCAAATAACGTTGCAGGATTACTAGCAGACGAAAGAGCTATCTCTAACGACTTTGCAGTTAAGGCTCTGTTAAATGGCCAAATAACTGCTATGCTAGGATTTAATATCATAGTAGTAGGAGATAGATCTGAAGGTGGATTACCATTATCAACTAACGACAGAACTGTGTATGCTTTCCATAAACAAGCTGTAGGTATGGCTGAAGGTATGGGGATCAAAACAGAGATCAACTATGTTCCTGAGAAAACTTCTTTCTTAGTAAATAGTATGTTCTCAGCAGGTGCTGTAGCGATAGATGATGAAGGTATCGTAAAAGTAACTTGTGATGAAAGTTAATAGAGGAGAATAAATATGGCTTATACAAAACAAAACCTGAACGCAATCGGTGGGCAAAGTAAAGCAGGTCAAGCTCCTCAAATGTGGAGCTATACTGCACCAGGTACAGATACTTTGGCTGACATTAATACAGAAGGCTACTTCAATGGAGCAGCAGATGTATTAAAAGCAGGCGATCTTATCCATATCTGGGATGCTTCTGTTCCTACTTCTTCATTGGTAACTGTATTATCAAATACAGGATCAGTGGTTGACGTATCGGATGGAACTGCATTATCAGTAGCTGACGCTGACTAATAACTAACATATGAGTTAGGGGGATTAATTTCCCCCTACTCATTTTTTTTAAATAAGGTAAAAGATAGTATGGCAGCAGGAGATACAAAAGTTTCTATAGCAAATAACGCATTAACATTATTGGGTGCAAATACTATCACTTCATTTACAGATGGATCTAAAGCCTCTGGCATAGCAAACAATATGTATGACTTTGTTAAAAAGCATACTCTTTCTATGTATCCTTGGAAATTTGCTTTAAAGAAAGTACAGCTTGCAAGAGATACAGCTACACCAGTGAATGAATGGGATTATCAATACACACTTCCAACAGATGCTGTTTCTAGTTTGCCTGTTGCAGTATTTTTTTCTGGAAACTCAAATGCTCCAAAACAATTAGACTTTGAAATTTATGGAGATAAATTAGTTACAAATTCATTAACAGTTTATATTGATTATGTTTATGATGTATTAGAGGCTAATATGCCAACATATTTCGTAACATTATTAGTTTATCAATTAGCTTGGCATCTTGCAGAACCTATCACAGATCAAACAACAAAAGCTGATTATTGGAAAACTCACGCATTAGGTACTGTAGCTGACCAAGGTAGAGGCGGATATTTTAGAAACGCAACCCAAATAGATGCTCAAGGACAGCCGCCAAATGTCATTGAGGATTATGTTTTAACAAATATAAGATAATGGCTGATAATGAGAATATTGTACGAATACAAACAAACTTCACAGCAGGGGAGTTTGATCCTTTATTAAGGGCCAGAATAGATTTAGATCAATACAGAGCTGCTGCTAAAGAACTTACAAATGTAATTTGCTTACCTCAAGGAGCTGTTCAAAGAAGGCCAGGCTTACAATACATAGACACAATACCTGCTGCAACAAATCCACAAAATGGAGTACGATTACAATCTTTTGAATTTTCTACTGAGCAACAGTATGTATTTTTATTTGTTTCAAATAGATTATACATTTACAAACTTGGTGTACTTGTAACTAATATTAATGGATCAGGTAATGATTATTTAGATCTTTCTGCAACTGGGATAAGCTCAAGTAATTTATCAGAATTATATTTTTCTCAATCAGCAGATACTATGATTATTTGCCAAGAAGATATGAACCCAGTTACAATTACTAGAGGAGCTTCTCATAGCTCCTGGACAGTATCTAATTTAACTTTAGAGTATATTCCAAAATATGCTTTTACAATTAGTATAACTCCTGGAACTTCTTTTGCAGCTCACACAGATTTAACTCCTAGTGGAATTGAAGATACAATTACATTAACCAACAAACCAACAAATGGTATTTTTTCAGATCCAGAAAGTACGTATGTAGATCAATACATAAATATTCAACCTTATGGCAGAGTAAGAATTGTAAAAAAAATTTCAGATGATGAGCTGCAAGGATTTGTAGAAATACCTTTAGCATCTACAGATGATATATCAATCAATGATTGGGAATTTGAAAGTGGTTATGAAAATGTTTGGAGTGCTTCAAAAGGATGGCCAAGATCTTGTACTTTCCACGAAGGTAGATTATTTTTTGGAGGATCTAAATCTAGGCCTGCAACAGTATGGGGATCTGTAGTAGCAGATTTTTTTAATTTTAATCCTGGCCAACAATTACCAGATGAAGCTGTTCAAGCTACCCTGGATACAGATGAGGTTAATGCAATTAACTCTATTGTATCAAATAGAGATTTATTAGTATTTACTTCTGGTGGAGAATTTTTCGTTCCACAAGGAAGTTTGGATCCTATTGAACCAACAAATATAATTTTTAAAGTTACAACAAGAACTGGATCTAAACCAGTAAAACCAATATCAACTGAAAACGCAACTTATTTTATTCAAAGACAGGGTAATCAATTAATTGAATATATATTCCAAGATACAGATGTTAACTATAGATCTCAAAACTTTTCATTATTATCATCTCATTTATTAGATGATCCAATAGAAATAAGCCACGTTAACCCCACAAGCACAAGTAGGCCGCATACTATAGTTTTAGTTAATACAGATGGAACTATGGCTGTGTATCCATTTATTAGATACCAACAAGTAGTATCTCCTTCTTTATGGACAACAGATGGATCTTTTAAAAGTGTATGCTCAGATTTTGATGAAATTTATACAGTAGTTAATAGAACTATTAATGGATCAAGTGTTTATTATTTAGAAAAATTTGATTACGATTATACGACAGATGCAGGGATACAATTCTATGATGTAACGTTACCTGGATCCACAACAGTAAGTGGATTAACTTGGTTAGAAGGAGAAACTGTAGATGTGGTTAGAGATGATCTGGCCCTAGATAGAAAAACAGTAAGCTCTGGATCAATTACAATAGATACAATTCCTTCAACTTATGTAGAAGTAGGGATCCCTTATACTCCAGTAATTGAAACTTTACCTGTAGAAACCAGATTACCAAATGGAAACGTACAAGGATTTTTAAAGAGAATTACTGAAGTAAATCTGATATTAAACAATACACAAAGCATCAAAGTAGATACTGAAGAAGTGGGATTTAGAAACTTAGAGGCTTTGAGTTTAGGATCAGGAATTGAGTTTTTTACTGGTATTAAAACTGTGCAACCTTTAAGTGGATTTACTGAAGATAGTACAATAAGAATAACACAAACAAAACCTTTATTCTTTACCTTACTGGGATTAGAATACAAGGTAAGCATATAGGAGGATAAATGGTACAATACGTAGCAGCAGCAGCAGCAGTAACTTCAGCAGTAATGCAATACAGAGCAGCTCAAGCAACAGAAGCTCAATACAAAGCTAAAGCAAATATGGAAATCCTTAAAGGAAGGATAGCTGCTGTCCAGGCTAAAGAAGATGGAGTTAAAGTTTTAGAAAGTACCATTGAACAAATGGCTTACAATAATGCCTTTGGTGCTAAAGGTAATGTTGATATTTTTGGTGGAAGTAGATTAGGTGTTGGAACTAAAATGGCATCTAAAGGAATTGAAGAATATAATATTGCTCAAGTTAATGCTCGTATTTCAAAAAATATGGGAGAGTATCAAGCAGCTATTGATAGATCTGCAGGTAAAACAGCTAAGACACTTGGCTATGCAAATGCTGCAGCAACACTTGGTCAAGGTGTTTATAGTTATGCAAAACTAGGTGGAACAAATCCATTTACTGGGAAACCCTTAATGACAACTTAATATGGCAACAAGAAAAATAGAATATAAACCTTTAGGTGTTAGATTAAGATCCTTGCCTCAGATTGAGCAAACGCAGCTCGCTGAACAAAGACGAGGATTGTTAACCTTATCTCAAAAACTAGATCAGATTTCTGCTCAAGGTTTTAGAGAGTTTGGAGAAAAACAAGCTATTAAAGGAGCTGAAGAAGGAGAAAAATTTAAGGCTTATAAAGTAGAAACAGATGAGCTTGGAAATACAAATGTTAGTTTTGCTGATATGCCATCACAAGCTACAGATCCTTATAGCCAGGGTTATTATAAATCTGCACAAACTGCAGCTAAATTACAAATCAAAGGTTTATTTGAAACTAAATTATTTGATGCTTACAGAACAAATAGAGCTAATATTTCTGGTTTTAACAAAGCATCTCAAGATATTAAAGATGGATTATTAGAAGCATTAAGAGAAAAAAATCCTCAATTATACAATTACTTTGCTTATGATTTTGAACAATCAACAATTCCTTATGCAAAATCTGTTTATACAAATTGGTCTAGTGGCAAGAACGATATAGAAACCACTACTTTCCAGGGATATATGAACTCTGGTTATGCAGGAAACATTATTAAGGGAGCTGCAAAAGGAGATGAGGGTTTAGCTAAGGCAGGTCAATTTGTTAATAATATGGTTGGAGATTATCTAAATCTTGGGCCTAAAGAAGAATTTACTGCAGGAAATATTTTTATACCTGCTGACAATACAAGATTAGGAATTAAACAAACAGATGCGATTGGTAAAGATATTATTTATGCAAGAAAGAATTTTCAAAAAATTTATTTAGAAGAAACATTTAAACAATATAAAGGTAATGCTCCTGCTTTAATCAAAGCGATTGATAACGTAAGAAATGGAACTTTTAAAACTAAAGATTTCTTTGCTCCAGTTAAATCTGAAGAAGGAACTATTATTGGTGTTCAAGATGCTAACATAGCAGATATTTTAAATACAGAAGATAGAGAAACTTTAGCAAATGATTTATTTACAATCTTTAATAATGAAACAGATAGAGTTAATAAAATTTTTGAAAATGATAAAAAACTTATTGAGTATCAAGCAGGATCAGCTCAAAGTAAAATCTTACTTAAAATAATAAACTTGCAAGATGTTGATCCAGGCACAGATACTTCTGGTTTAGAAAAAGAAATTGAAAGTGAAATTGATTTATATGAAAAAACTTTCGTTTCTGAAAAAGGACAAAACTTTGCTAAGGATTTAAGATCTGCATATTTTAATAGATATAATGCAGATGATGATACTCCAGGTGTAAAAACGATATACGAAGAAGATGCTAGGCTTGGTATGCTCAATAAAAACGAATTATTAAAAGATAATAGATTAACTGGTAAATCTAAAACTGAAATTCTTAATATGAATAACTCTTATGAAATAGGAGATAAACACTGGACAGATCATAATTTATACAAAAAAGGTCAAAATATTATTAATGGTTTAGAAGCTACCTCTACTGCAGGAGCTTTATTTAGTATGGGATCTAATAACAACCAAGAAAAACAAGACAAACTTACATCAATTTATAGAAAAACTTTTGAAGATTTGATTGACACAAAAGGTATTGGATTAGGAAGATCTGGAGATAGAATAAATCCTTTGGATGTGGCAAGTGTTATTCAAAGATTAGATCAAGAAGGAAAAATAATTATAACAGAAACTGATTTTAAAAAAGCTGTTAGTGGTCAAGATCAAGCTACAGGAAATCCAAAATTACAACAATATAATACATTGAAAAAACAAAAACAAAACTTAGAGCAAAAATTAACAACAGAAAAAAATAGTAAAAAGATTAAAGAAGATACTGCAGAAATAGAAAGATTAAAAGGTTTGATGGTAAGCATTGAAGAAAGTATCCCAGGCGGAATTGCTGACATAGAAAATAAAGCTATGAAAATGGATAGAACAAAAGTTTATTTTAAAGATGATAAAGGAAACGTAATAGAATTAACACCAAGAGATATTTATAATTATTTGGCAACAGATCCATTTAATATTATTAATGATAAACGAGAAGCAGAATATAAATCTTTATTTGAATTAACAGGAAGCAATTAATGAATAGAAAAGATAAAATTATTGAGATTGAAAGCACAGAGGGTATGGGAGATCTTGAAAGATTAATGGCTTTACGATCTTATGAAAATGAAAAATTACATCCTACTAATGTTCGTATAAACGAAGATAAGATGAACGCATATCAAAATGCTAAATCAGCTTTTGATAATGAAAACCAAGAAGCTGCTGCAGCAATTATTAATTCAAACAAAGATATTCTTGATGATGAATTTATCGCATCTCAAGAAGCAGAAGATAGTAAATTTAAAAAATTCTTTCAAGAAGGTTATAGGATGGTTGGTACTGCTGTTGAAAGCACGTTAAATAATGTTTTTGAAGTAACAGATGATATTGTAAGAGTTGGAGAAAAATTTGGATTACCTAATCTTTATATTGAAATAAAAGATGGAGAAGTTAATTTTTTAACTGAAAGACCAGAAAACGTTAATGTTAGGCCAGTAGAATTTGTAGATAATCCAGATAGTATGGTTGCAAATTTAGGCTCAGGATTTTTAGAATTTATGATCCCTTTTAACAGTATGTTAAAAGCAACAAAGGCTTATAAAACTGGCAACAAGGCAACCAATGCTTTAAAAGTTTATGGATCTGGAGCTGTGGCAGATTTTATGTTTTCTCCACAATATGGAAACTTTGCAAGTTTATTATCAGAATTTGGAATACAAAACGAATTTATACAATTTTTAGATAGTAGAGTTGATGAAGAAGCTGACATTATAGAAAAAATGAAAGGCAGAGGAAAAGGAGTTATAGAGGGTGCTTTAATGGGATTTATGTTTGATACAGTATTTAAAGCTGTCAAATATATGAAACAATCTCCAGAGTGGGTAGCTAAAGCTAAAAGTTATTTGGCTTCTAATTTTGAAGAACCAGTTGCTGCAGGAGCTGCAAGCTCAAAAGAAGTTTCAGGAATTCCTTTATCAGAAAGCTCTTTAGCTGACACAGGAGTTGCAGTTAATACTTCTCCTGCTGAAAAATCCTCTGTTTCTTTAAATGAAGTACCATCCCAAGAAACTGCTTTACCAGTTAAAGGCGAAATGGAAACAACTGAACTATCTAAAGATCTTGGAAATACTAATAATTTATCTGTCATTGATATTACGAATAAAGTTTATCAGGGTAATAATGATATAAATCTTAATTTAAATCAAGCTAAAAATACACTTCCAGAAGCACAAAAAATATTAGAAGGTTATGAAGGTGGATCAGTAAAAGCTAGAGTAAAAGATGAACAAAAAATAACACAAAAATTAAAAAGAAAAACAGCAGAGCCTGATAGAATAGGAGATTATTTAGGTGCTAAATTATTAGATAATTTTGGGAATGTGTCTAAAATGGAGCAATATGTAGAGCAAAATTTTGTTATATTAGAAAAAGATTATAAGAACAAATTAAGAACAACACACTATCAAGTTAAAGTGAATGAAGCAGATAATTTTACTTTTGAAATACAGGTAAGACCAAGCGAATTAGATGATATTATAGAGCAACATCATATAAAATATTATGAACCATATAGAGATAAAGTATTTTTAACTGTAGAAGA